CAAAGCAGTTGCTCCTATTGAAAACGCTGTTTACGTGGTTGAATAACCCGTGAAGCGGGTACCTTGGATCGCGGCACCCGTGCCCCGCATTTTCATCTTGCGCGGAATATCGCCGCACATCGGCGCAGTGGCAGTTTTGCCGTAAGGAATACGACCCTGGTCTTTAATGTCGGCATACGTTACCGCCTTTGGGCTCTTGCTGGGCGTGGCACCATTTACTTTAATTTTTCGATTTTTCATTGCTAAGTTCCCTCGTTGTTACGTTGTTTAAGTATCTCTCTTTCCATCGCGGCTTGAATACGAGCACTTGTTTGACGTTCTTGCGCCGCAATACGCTCGTCGAATTGTTCCGACCGCATTTCTTGGTTTTGTGAGTCCAACTGAAGTTTGGCTTGGTCAACCTGGTTGTCCGCTTGATCGTTCTGTGCTTTCGCCTGAATCTCCTGTTCCTTTAATTGTATCAAAGGGTCAGGTGCGCCCGCGCCGGACAACTCGCCGGACAGCTCTTTAACCTTCTGCAAGCCTTCTGCAATCAACCTTGCGGTCAAACGCTCTATCTCCAGCATCTGTTCGTCGTCGGCAGGTTGTCCCCCACTTTGTTGAACCTGTTGTAGGTAGCCTTCCGCCGCTTGTTCCCGCGCAGCAATTTGAACGTGCTCCATAACGTGCTTTTGAATCGTCATCGCAACCGGAGGCATACCCCCAACAATAGGAGATGTCCCAAAAATCAAATGCGCTGTAATGTGTGCCTGATGGTCTTGCCCTTCAAAAGCTTTTAAAGGAAGCATGTCCAACGAGTTTATGTTTTCTTGCGCCGGATCAATCGGTGCAGGCTCTTCCGTAGGCACCGACTTCATTATACGATCTACGTCCGGCACCCCCAAAGCTTCGTACATATCCCGATAAACTTCGTGAATATTGTGTATCTCCGGCGCTTGGGCTGCCAACTGCATTTTTGTCTGCGCCATCATTATACGCTGCGCTTGACTAAATACATTCGGATTACTGACCGGGACAACATCTACACGGTCGTTAAAGTCGCTTTGCATGATCTTTTCATCGCCACCCGGCACCGAATACGGGTACTCTTGCGGCAAACTCTCAGACATCACGCGGGCAAGGATCTTAAACTCTTTCCGCATAGCATAATGCAGCCGCTTGTGAACGGCGCTCATGACGCGAGCGCCTTGCTCCATCATAGCCATCGTCGTGCCAACCGCCGCCTGCTGATTACCGTCGCCAACTTTAAGATCAGTTATTGTCGCAAACCGTTGTGCAGCATCTACCACAAAACCAAGGAGTTGAAACAATGTCTGGTCAGGCCCCTTGAAAGGCAAAGGCATTAAACTGTCGCGGATAGCACCGCCGGGGGCGTCCACATCTCGAAACTCTCCTGGCTGCAACGGGTTGTCGTCATCCCTGATCCGTAGGCCACGGGCCTTGAAACCAGCGGGAAGGTTCGACAACGTACCCGCATCAATCAACTGCCGAAGTGCTGACGTAGCCGTCCGCGACAAACCACCAATAGTGTGGATTAACCCTAGACCATAAAAGCCAAAGCCGGGTAAAAACTTATAGTGTGTAAAATATTGTATTTTTTTATGGAGTCTATCTTCTTCAAGATAGTTTCGACGAATAGATAGAATTTGTCCGTTGTCCTCGGAGATTGTGACAATATAGGGTATTTTTATTCCCGTAACCTCGCCGTCTTCATCTTCGTCTTCGTAACCTTCTAAATCCAGATCCGCATGGCACTCTAAAATAGTGCAGTCATAATCTATTTGACCGGGCTCTTGGCCGTCAATTCTATTAAACTCATCTTCTAAGGAGGTCAGTTCTTTCTGCGAAGGTATAACCTCAACGTCTAAATAAACTCCGGCTACTTGACGCTTTCTCAAATCATTTAATGACATGCGCACTACTTGAGTGATATTAGGGCATGTTTCAAGATCGGTCGTTTCATACGGGACAACGAGGTTCTCCGCAGGTACAAACTTGGATACCGCTCTATCAAGCGTTTCGTCGTAATACGTTTTCTTAAAAGTAGAACCCGCCAACGGCAAGAAGAACAACATCTGATCCATATCAGGCGTGTATTCTTCCATTACATTAGTAATGTAATAGTTCATGAACTGTTTGACGCGCTGTGCTTGCTGCGTCTTTTTTTGCGTCTCTTTGCCCATAACGACTGTGCGAACCGGACCCGAAGGCGGCAAAAGTTCGTTAAAAGCTTGCGCTTGGAACTGCGTGGCAGCCTCGGCTAATAAAGGATGCGTTACACCGGAGGCTCCGCGAAAAGGCTGTGTACGCTCTTCGTAGCTAAATCCCAGCAACTCTAACCCATTAGAATACGCTTCTTCCCAATCTTGGCGACTTGCTTTGTTAGCGTCAAATTCGCCTAAAAGCTCTGAGGAAAGGCGCTGAAGATCGCGATCTGGGATCTCTTCCGCAAGGTTTGCGCCAAAATCTTGGCTCTCGCCCCGCTGATCGCTAGGATCAAAATCAATAATTACCCCGCCGTCCTCTTCTGGCGTGATTTCAATACCTTCCACATCCTCGGCATTCAACATCGCCATAACATCGTTTTGTGAGTCAGGTAGGATCAACTCGATTTCCGCCGTCAAATCCTCTGGATCTAACTGCGACGGAACATTGTTATCCATCAAACCCGCATTTGTTTTTCCGTTTGCCATAAGTGCTCCTAAGTACCAGGTAAGAAATAACCTGAGTTGTCACGAGGAAAATATAAATCCGGCCCTGTTTCTGGACTACGGAAATTCCTGCTCCATCCCGACTTGTTAGAAGGCGCGTCCCGTTCTTCGATGTTTCTTCCTAGAATTATATTTAACTGTTCAAAGATGCGGTTGTCTACCATCACTGCAAGTTCATCTTCGGAGGGGTTTATTCCCGCTTTTTTAAAAAGATCTATACCCACCGCATTATTTCGGAGGTCCATGTGCCGATGCTCACGATTACCCGGCGGGATATATTCATTTATATTCCCAATTTTTTTTGCCGTCTCTGGACCATATTGATTAGCGGTTAGCGCCGAACCAAGCATGTGTGCGCGAGCGTCTTCTAGCTCTTGCGCCGTCGGCATATCCTCTCGCGGACGTAAATGGCGCGTTTTACCGTATAAATTAATACCGCTACCGCCCGCAGGCAGGTTCTCCACAGGGTAATTGTATTCGCCCGCCAACCGTTCAAAAAACGTTTGGCCTTCGGGGTAAAACATGTCTTTGGTGGTTGAGCCTGTACGACCAGAGTGCCGTATTTCATTTGCCATCGACTTATTCAAGAGAAAATCTTCTCCTTCCCGAGGCGTAGATCGAAACTGATCGATAATAAAAGAGCCTAGACCGCGTTCTGTATATTCTGGTTCCTCAGTAACCTCTTGAGTATTTTCCACAGGCTCTTCTAGCGTAACAGTAGCGCCGCCGTCGCCAAAATACGAAACAAGGCCTGCGGGCTGAAAGCCGCCTGCACCTAGATTAACTGCCGGACTATGCTGTCCCGCTTGCGCCATTCGCAGTCCCCCAATCCTATCGTTAATAATACACCTCTACTTTAACAGAGTTTTCCTCATCTTCCCAATCATCCGTGGGCAACTGCACAAAATTACCTTGGCGATAACGCATAAGTGCTTGTGTCATGCTATCCACTAAATCGTCAAACTCGCCATTCGGAAAAGCCGCCACCTCCTCAATAAGCTCTTCTGCCCATGTTTCGTCAGGTGCCCACACCATTCCGGCTTCAAACAGGGGCGACACGCTATGCACCCGCGTTAGCTTATCGTTGCCACGACTTGGTGTGAAATTAACAACTGGTATGCCTTGCGCACGTAATTCCTGCGTCAAAGGCGTTCCAGTAGCTTTCGCCTCAATAATAACTGTATCCGGTTCCCAGAACTTATAAAGTTCTAATGCCACTTCCTTCAACTCAGGGAAATCCCAGCGCCCTTTTTTACTGTCCAATAATATTAAATTAGGACCGCTACCCCCCTCGTTCGGATAAAACACCCCCCACGTCGTAATAGCAGAATAATCCGCCGTCTCCCTCTTGGAAAAAGCAGTATCATAACTTTGGATCACATATTCCAATTGCGGGATCTTGGGGTTTTCCCACACCCGCCACCACTCCCGCTTGATGATAGCACTCTCTTCGCCCGTGGGGTTTTGCTGATACTGCGCGTTCCATTTGCTTAAAGGGATAGAAGCGCGGACCGCAGTCAAATCCTCCAGACTCCAATACTCAGGCCAACAAGGCGTCCCGTCCTCGAAAATTGCCGGAAGCTCCACTACCTCCCATTGATCCGCTAATGGATCTTTAGCCATCGCCCGCAATAACTGACCCGTCATGTCCTTCTCAGACCAGCGCGTCTGAACGATAACTATCGAACCACTGGGCTGTAACCGCTGACGGGGACCCCCAGTATACCAATCCCAAGCGTCGTCAAAACCCGCCGCCGACATTGCCGTCTGCTCCGAGTGAGGATCGTCAATAATAATTAAATCCCCGCCGCGCCCCGCCAAGTTCGAACCAACGCCCACGGCATAGTACATACCCCCCGCGCTCGTGTCCCACCGGCCAGAAGCCTTGCTGTCCGCCGCTAACTTGACGCCCGGAAACACCTCCTTGTACTCGTCCGAGTCCAAAAGGTTCTTCGTCTTACGACCAAAGTTGACCGCAAGCTCCGTCGTGTGCGTCGCCTGAATGATCTTCATCTTCGGGTTCTTGCCCATCATCCACGCCGGAAAAAGAAAAGACGCAAACTCGCTCTTCGTGTGCCGCGGTGCCATGTTGATAATCAATCGCTTTAACTCGCCGCTCGCGACCCTTTCAAGCTTGTCCGAGATAATCTTATGGTGCCGACCCACAATGAACTCGGGCCACATGACTTTTACAAAATTTAAAAATTTTTCACGACAAACCTCGTTTTTTTCAAGTCTCGCGAGCCGTAGCTCAAGTTTTAACTTCTTGTCGTCAATCGCTACATCCATACGGGTTCCTATAATTTAGAGGTCATACGTTTTAAAATTTAAAAATTTTTTCCGGCACAATTCTTTCGGTGCACAATCTTTTGTAAATGTTTCACGTGAAACGTTTCGCGGCTCACGGTACGTATTATATGCGATATTACACGCTAATATAAGACAGTTAAAGCTCGTTTAAAAAAACTTGTGAATATTTGAGAGAAACATGGCTCTAGCCCCCGTCCCGCAAACCGTGGCGCGTCGTCGCTGGTTCGTGGTTTTTGCCGTTTTTGCCGTGCGATTTGACCCGATATTGGGGAGGCTCCAGGCGATTTTCGGGGATCGGGGATCGGGGATCGGGGATCGCGGTGAGCGGATCAAGGTGAGGGGATCAAGGCGAGCGGTGAGCGGATCGGGGATCGTGGATCGCGGAGCGGTGCGTTTGAACCATGCCTCGTGGGGCATGCCCCCGCTTATTTCACTGGAGAACACATGGTGCTTGACTATATCGCATACATACTATATATATATGTATCTACATATTATAAGGGGTACTGAAATGAACCAATTAACCGACATTAAAAGAGTATACAAGGTTATAGATAGCTCGCTGTTTAACATAAAGGGCACGCTAGATTATGACAGGGTTACAGATGCCGTGATTAAACTTGCTGGGTTGTCGCATACTATTGAGTTGTTAGATGACGGTTATGAGTTATGGGACATTGGCGAAGGTGGCGAGTGTGCGCTAGCTGATTTTATCATCGGGGCTTATTGGCACTACTCAGAATATCATTCTGGACAATCATCCAAAGGTTATTACGCATTGTCCTTACTAGGTATGGTTTTTGATCCGAATATGACTGAAATGGATAACGATTCACCAGAATTTCACGCGTATCAATCATTAAATGAATTGGCGGCACAATATGACCCCCGACCGAGGCTAGTACCATGATATCGATATCTAAAATGAGCGGCAAACTGGAAGGCATCCCCGCAATTAATACCAATACACTATCAAATAAATTTTGCATAAAACAGAATGCTAGGACTGATAATTCTATCTGTAAAGATTGCTATTCGGTGGCAATGCTTACAACGTTTAGAAAAAATGCAGTACCAGCGTTTCAACGCAATTCTGTAGCAATATCAGAGAAAATTATACATCCGGACGGGTTGCCCGTTGTCAATGCCGCTTATTTTCGCTTTTCAGGTCACGGTGAAATAATTAATAACAATCATTTCATAAACTTGATCAATATAGCTGTAAAAAACCCGCGCACAAATTTTGCGTTATGGACGAAAAGGATCGATATTGTTAACAAAGCATTAAAGGATTATAAAAAACCTAAAAACCTTATCTTGGTTTATTCTAATCCACTGACAGACAGAATTATAACCGTGCCTAAAGGCTTTGATAAGGTGTTCAATAATGTATCAAGTGATAATGGTACAAATTGTCACGGTAAATGCATTGATTGCCTAAAATGCTATAAATTCAGTAAATCCCACAAAAACAACGTCATAATTGAGAAGATCAAATAATATGCAATCCAATAAACAAGAATTAATCGGCTATTTTTGGCTGATATTGTCCGCAATACTAGCTGGAAGTATGTTTTTCTATTCACTACCCCTATAACCCTAAACTAAGAGGTGAAATTATGAATAAATGCGATATATGCAACGCACCCGCTAAACTGCGCGAAACATTAGCAGGTATAAATTCTTGTGATGAATGCTTTATAGAAATATCGCCTCTTCATGTTAGCCAAGAGGATAAAGATTTTAAGCGATATGTAGACGATCTTCGCAAAATCGATGATTCATCTTTTACAGGTATTACTAACATAAAACTATAACCCACAAACTAGAGGTAATTATTATGAACATAGGTGAAATATACATACAAAGTCATTCAGACGTTGACATATATGTTATGCCAACAAAGTTGATGAAAAACGGGTCATATTATGGCCTGATGTTTCATGACTGGCATACTGGCAGATTTGGCGGTAAAGCTAAAAAAGGATCATTGCGTGATATGTATCCCGCGCCTTCTTTGTCTCTTAATACGCCACAACAAGTAATAAATAAACTTAATGTGGGGTTATGAATGAATCCACTTAACTACAATGCATCCCCTGACCATCTACGCGGGTTAATTGCCCAGTTTGGGGTATCAAGTAATGGTGCTGCAAGGCTAGTCGGATCACAAGAGCGTATATTCCGCAAGTACCTGACTGGTAAAGTTAACCCGCCATTTTCAATCGTGTTTTGCCTGCAATTCTATGCTGATAATCCAGGCATCGTTTCCGAGTACAGCAAAATTCTTAATGACCATTATCAAAAGGGGTTAAACAATGAATAATTTACAAAATAACAGATATCAAGAAAAAACCGACCACGCGGTTAGGGCTGATGGAATTTACATCTTTACTAAAGCAGATGTAACCATGCTCACGTTAGTATTCAACACCCTTCAAGCTACGGATAAACCTACGGGCAATTTGCTAGCGGAAGCTCTTCATAACGCATACTGCGGGCAAGTATGAACAACTACATGTTAGACCCGCATCCGTGCATCTTTTGCGACCATCCCACAAACTTTGGGTCGGGGCGGTTCGTAAACAGGCTCCCGGCTGACACTTATCACGAAAAGGGCGGCATGGAAGAGTATCGAGACGGCTATGCTTGCGCGGAATGCATGGCTACGGAATGTGATCGGTGCCCGGAATTCCTAGAGCTGGACGAAGATGTTACCCCCGAAATGGTTTACGGTGAGTTGTTTGCAGGTCTTTTTTCTGACAGGGCGTACCGTGTGCATGCCGGGTGTCTGACCGAAGAAGAGGCGAGGCGGTGGCGGATCAGTGCCGGGTGAAGGGGTGCTGTTTTTAATATGATAACTATAACTATTGGTATTTAACTAATATATCAAAAACTTTCTTTGGTATGTTATCGTGCGTTATATGGGGGTACTCTATAAGTGTGTAATCATACCAGCGCCCACCCTCTTCGTCCAACTCTTCTAAAGCATCTTGGAGATACTTAGGGTATTCCTCACTATCTCTATCGACACCACCGCGCCATTCAACCCAAATAGCGTTGAGAATATCCTCCTCACACTCTCCTTTGGGTATCTTGACCAGTTCGCTACCTTGATACTCTATAGCCCCCTCCCTCCCATTAATCTCAACAATCGATATCTTCAGGTACTTGTCCTTTTTCTCTAATTTTTTTTCTTCGCTCATTGTCATTATCCCCTAAAAAGAGCGGGCAAAATTACCCACCCCAGTAATATCGCATAAACTCCCATACCATGCAAGTTAATATTTTAATCCGTTTATCCATAGTCCTTCTGATAACCTCTTTCCAAAGCCTCACCGTATCCTTCGTGGTACGCCAAAACCTGCTCAGCAGTCATATCCCCTTCGTCAACCCTTACACCCTTTCCCGTGCCAGACGGCCAATAATGTGGTTCTGGCGGGCGGTGATACCAAAAATCCGCAGATCCCCTGTCACCTGGTTGCCCGTGATTATCTTTTTCCACGATGATTTCTCCTATTTCGGGTCGGGTTTTTTTCAAAACCGTCAACGGCATCTTTGCCGTATAATAGAACAGCTATCCATTTTATTAAAAACATTGAAAACTCCTCGTTTAAATGAGTGTGAGATATATAACTATATAGAATTAGATGGGAACAATCAATTGAAATATTTTTTCCCACTCGAAGGGCTCTTCCGTTTTAAAAGCAGCGTCAACCTTCAAGCCTTGCATTTTCAAGTCCATCGCATCGCGCCCATGGTGCAGGAAAAGACAAGCGGGCTTGTTCTTGGTAATCAGTTTCATGGTCAAAACCCAAACACTGGCGTGGTGATGTTTGGAAAGCCACGCAACTTGATGTGGGCGCAACTCAACCGCGTTACCTTTTGTCGCTTTTAGCTCAATGAAATGAAATCCACCTGATTCATCGCACAACAGCACATCAGGTACACCTGGAGTTGCCCAAGTTTCAAGACGTGTCGCTGTCAGCTTCCTCGGACTTTTCGTCAGTTCGCTTTTCATCTGTTTCCAAAAGACGCTTTCGCGCTTTGTTGCGATTTTGGGCATTGCCCCCTCGCGTGGCAACAGCTTCGATAGTGATTGGGGCATAACTTTGTTTGATCTCCTTTAATGCACTGAGGACTTCCTCGCGGGTCATTGAATCAATACTGCCGTGTCTGATTTCAGATTTACTAACGTAGATGTCCCCTTGCGCCATGCCCCTTCGATACTCCGCCTGAACCGCCGCCGAATACGCGCCGTTAGTCATCGCGACATCCCGAATGGTTTGTAAGTCCCGCAAATGCCGTTGATAGTTAACGCCGTACTTTTGATCTAACTCAGACCGATACGCTTGAATTTGCGCGACAACGTGTGGACTCATGTGTGGATTGGTCAGTTCGTAAGCACGGGTGTGTGCACTTGAAGCGGGGTAACCGGCATTGATGGCGGCCTGTTGCATTGTAATCTGCCCGTCCTTGGAAACAAGTTCTTTGACAAAAAGCTCTTGCCGCCTGGTTAAAGGCTGGGCTTTGTGCGCCTTTGGCCTACCTGCCTTCCGCACAACAACCACGGGGTCAGATTTTGCAGTAAGTTTACGTGGCATTTTTTCTCCAGTTATTTCCAGTCAGTTTGTCTTAAAACGCCTTTCCTGTATAGGGCAATCTGAAAAAAGAAAATAAAAAAAAACAAATCTCAAACCGCATTGACGCATTTTTGCCTATTAGTTACATAAACTATTGATAGGTTACATTATTAAAAGTGACTTTGTGTTACCACTAAGTAATTGTATTTAAAAACATTTTGTACTAAAGTTACATGGTTACACTGGTTACGGGTATATTTAAAGAAAATATTTTTTTTATATTTGAGATGCCCTATACCATAAAGCGCAATTAACCACCTCAACCCGCCAAAATTCTCTTCCAAGCCTGTTCAATATTTGACTTCAGCAACTCTCTTTCGGCAAAAGTCAAAACCGGGTCGCGCCCCAGTCGCTGGATGCGGTCGCTAACTACATCTTCAACCTGCTTGACAGCCCATTTCCACTCAATATCTACAACTTTTTTGTCGGTTTCCATGTATCCACCTCCGTATACCAGTTTAAATTTCGACTTTCACACACTTGCGCGTTGATCCAGTCCCCTGTTTGCTCCGTGAGCCACGCCACGAGTTCTTCTCGCTGTATACTGAGGTTACACTTCACCCATTCGGGGGCGTTGTCCCGTGGTTTTTTAGCCATGAGGCCGTTCACAAACACCTTTTCCGTCATTTTTCTTCACCCTTGAAGTTTTTAGACTGCGAAGTTCCGGCGTATATCCCAAAAACGGCGGCCATTGCGCCGACTACGACGGAAACAAGCCCTGCTTGCTCAAGGTTTGGTGTTTCCAGGGTCATGAACCACGTTACAACTTCGTACAGCAGGTAGATGTAGACAGAAACGAAGGCGCGTGGAAAGATGCGCCAGGCATCGACAGTTTTAGCCAGATGTATCCATTTATGGTAAGGATTTTCGCCAATATTGTTCGTTGTTACCTCAAGTTCGAGGTCTACTCTTTTTTTGACTGGTGCCTCCATAGCTACTCTTCCTCTTTCGGTTCGGTCTTTCTTGTGGGATCGTTATCTCGGTAGTACTGAATAATGTTCAGGTTCTGCCTGATGTACCGACGAATATCTGCTAGGTTGTTCGCAAGATTCTCATATGCCTGTGCGGTCAAAGAATAATATGCCACGGCGGGCGCATCACCCGCATCATAATTTTCAATATACTCACGCATAATGCTGGGGTTCAGCACAATCCATTCAATCTCGGCTGGTGCAAGGCCCTCGGGCAACGGCGGGTGGTACATGGGTGCTGGCACAGTAATCGTGACGACTTCAACGGGGGCGACTACCGGAACGGCTGTCGAGCAACCACTAATGAGGGTAATGCTACTCAGGATAATGCTACTCAGGACTAGGGGTTTCATCGAATTGTCTCGGATTGGTTAGATCTACAAATTGCTGGTTAACCCTTGCTGTGCCTTTGTTCACGATGCCTTCGATAAGCCCAGGCTTTGCGATAGCCAGGTTATTCAAGTCGTGGCGAGCAAAGGTATTTCTAAGTTGATTGACCTCTTGACGCGCAAAGTCGTTAGCTTCTGAGAGTTCGGATATACGGGCTTGACTCTGTTTTTGGTTGGCAAGTTGCTCCAGCATCTGCTCATTTTGCTTGGCAATCGTGCTTTCAAGAACGGCTTGGTTGTTAACTGCCGTTCGCAACTCGACCTGTAGCTGGCGAAGCTGTGCTTTCTGCATATTGATATACGAGTACGCGCCTCCGGCGGTAACCATCAGTAAAAACCCTAAAAAAATACTTAGTCTCATCATGTCTGGCACCTCCCCATACTGTTATTCCAGCCGTTGTTCCACATCTACTTCGGCGTCTTTGTACCACTCGAAAACCACGCGGAGTTGTCCGCCGATAGTTCTACCCTCGGTTTTTGACATGGCTTTGATTTCTTCATACACCTCCAGCGGAACCAGGATGCTTTTCCAACGTTTCGTGTCCATATATTTTCCTCCGGTCTTGAACCACGTCTACGATTTTATCGGAAAATATACAAGAAAGCAATAAAAACCCCATGCAAGAATTGCACTGGGTCAAGTCCAAAAACCATTAGTTATAACTCCTCTTTTTTGTGGTGAGTTGGACTATATAGTAAAATAACTAAAAAAGTCAAGTATGTGAGGTACTTCCTGCGCCCAACTTATAATTAAAACTTGTATGAGGTACTTCCTGCACCCATATGAGGTACTTCCTGCACCCAACTTATAATTAAAACTTGTATTATGATCTCCATTGAAACCCTATTGGAGATTAAAACAATGCAAAATCCATCTATTGGAGAAGAGGAACGACTTCTTCGTCTCAAGCAAGTTCTAGAAATAATTCCTGTAAGTAAATCATCATGGTGGGCTGGCGTTAAAAGTGGAAAGTATCCAGCATCTGTTAAATATGGGCGATCTACATTTTGGGTCAACAGTGATATTCAAAATCTAATTAACCATATAATCCAAAAAAAATATGTTGGAAGACAACTTAAAAATTGTAACCCGTAACCATGGGCTTGCAAGTTGTAATCAAATCACTAAACTTACACCCGCACTTTATTTAGGGAGTAATCATTTATTATGAGTAGTGTTGTTGAAGAGCGAGTTAAGGAAATTGTCATTGAGCAATTAGGTGTAGAGGAATATGAAGTAACATCAGAGGCATCTTTTGTCGATGATCTTGGTGCCGATTCTCTTGATACCGTTGAGTTGGTTATGGCGCTTGAAGAAGAATTTAAAACCGAAATTCCGGATGAGGAGGCTGAAAAACTCTTAACTGTCCAGCAAGCAGTGGATTATATAAACGCTAATCTAGACTGATACAAAAAAGACCTAGATGATCGTGTCGTCTTTAGAGCCACCACCACTTTTATGGATAGCGTCTTTCTTTTTTTGCAGGGTTAGAATCGCTCGTGTAATTGCGCGTTGAGATAAGGTTTTTAGGCATGAAGCATAGACATCTAGAGTTTCACCCATCACCTTTTTTTGGTGTAAATCCATCGGAGGTCTAGACCATGCTTCTTGCAAGGCCG